TTGTATATATATAAGTATCGAAGATTTGATGAAAATAGTTTGAATGCATTGAAGAATAATGAAATTTGGTTTTCTAGAGGTGTTAAGTTTAATGATCCTTTTGATTGCTCTTTAAATGTTCCTATTACATTAATGTCAATAACATCTATAAGAAAGTTTATTAACGTTAATAAGAATAACAGTCTATTATTGGAGTTGGCAAAAAATAATGAGGATTTAATTGATTTTATAGTTAACCAACAAATTGAAAAGAATAGGGAATATATAGAGAACAATAGTATTGAACGGACAGATCTTTATCCGGTTTATGAACTCGTAATGGCATCATTGTCAAGAGCATTTATATGTTGTTTTTCTCAGACTGCAACAAATTCTTTATTATGGTCTCATTATTCTAATTCACATACTGGTTTTTGCCTAAGATTTAAGAAAGATGTGTTATTGAATGATTTGTCGTTATTTGATTATGGGGAGGTTAAATATACTAATGAACCAATAAACCTTATGGAAGGATTGTATGATAATAGCAATCCAGCTAGAAATATAATTTTTACGAAGGATGAAAACTGGAGATATGAACAGGAGTTTAGATTAGTTCATCAGGATGTGGCGAGAAATAATGAGGATGACTATAGAGTATGTAAATATTCTGATGAATCTATTGACTGCATTATACTAGGATATAACTCAAGCCCTGAGTGTTATCAAGAAATAAGAAAAATAATAAACGACAAAAAAATAATACTTAAAAAAATAGAACGTTCAAATTATGGGTTTAAATTATACGTGGGAACTGATAGATATTAAAGGTAACGAAATGAAAGTTTATAAATATAGAGGTGGGAATAAAAGCATTCTTAAGAGAGATCTGCGTAGTCTTTATAATAATGAAATTTATAGTGCGCCATTTAATTTATTGAACGATATCTTTGAAGCAAGATTTACAATAAATGAAAATCATTTTGCATTAAGTCAAATGCGATCTGTTATAAAAGAGCAAGATCTTAAAAAGATAAACGCATCGACTTTGAAAGTTTTACGGGAGTATGCCGATAATGTTAATGAATTTGGTATTTATTCATTGAGCAAAACGTTTGAAGATGAACTCCTTTGGGCTTATTACGCAGATTCTCATCGTGGATTTTGTCTTGAATATGAATTAGATGAACTAATGGAATACAGAATGAGGGATGAATTGGTCATTCCAGTTGACTATCAGGAAAAAATGCCTTGTATAACGGATATAGATCTTCTTGATTTCTTTGAAAGTAAGAAAATGGCAGGGAACTTGAATAGGAAGATGATAGGTACAAAATCTCTTCGATGGAAGCATGAGGATGAAGTTAGAATAGTTACAGGGCAATCAGGATTGTATAAATATAAACCATCAAGTTTAAAATCAATATATTTCGGTTGTAGATGTGATTCTAGATTTATAAAACTTGTAATGAAAGTCTTATGTGGTCGTGGTTTAAAATACTATAAAATGTCTATGAAGGCGGATACTTATAAATTAGAAAGAAATAGATTGGAGGATTGTTACAAGGGCCGGAGTTATAACAATAAAGTGCTTGCTACAGTCGAGAATGGTGTTCCATATATCTTCGAAGGTAATGAAAAATATGTTAAATACATTAATGTAGCAATAGATATTGTAAGGCGACTACCTGATTGCAAAAATATTTTCAATGCTGACTTGTCAGTCAATAAAGGTACTCCATCTAATCCGGTTGTATATGTTCAGTATGAGTCTATAGATGGAAGAATACAAAGTGAATATTATACTTTAAATGTATTAGATTATTATTTTAGGAAGCAAAGTAAGTCGGAATAAAATTGCATCATCAATCTTCTTTTTTCAATATATTGCGCATAATTGTAAGTCCCTCGAATGGAATTCTTATCAACATGCGCAAGCTGCATTTCAATCCAAGGGCTTTCAAAACCATGTTCATACAAAATAGTACTCATGGTATGCCTGAAGCCGTGACCCGTTAACCGACCATGATAGCCCAGTAGTTTTATCACTTTGTTGATACTGGCCTCGCTCATTGGCTTTCTGACATCGTTTCGTCCAGGGAAAACGAGACTGTAATTCCCAGTTACTTCTTGCAGCTTTTTCAGGATGCTGATCGCCTGAGTAGATAACGGAACCAAATGGGGGCGCGTTTCTTCATCCGTTCTTTGGGGATCTCCCATAAGGCATTATCTAAATCAAACTCAGCCCACTCCGCTGCACATAGTTCAATTGTGCGCACTCCGGTTAGCATCAACAGATGCGTGGCATATTTAGTGACTAAACTGCCTTGATAGTTTTCCAGAGCATTGACAAAATCAGGCAATTCACTTTCAGTAAGGAACGGGAAGTGTTGAGTTTTAGGCTTGTTGAGTGCAATAGCCAAGTCAGGAGCAAAGTTATATTTAGCCCGTCCGGTGGCGACGGCATAACGTAAAACCTCACCGCAGCGGCGGCGGATCTTACTGGTTTGTTCCAGTGCACCTCTTTTCTCTATTTTTTGCAGGACGGTTAGCAGCTCTAGTGGTTCAATCTGCTCAATTGGGCGCTGACCGATAAAAGGAAAAATATCCTTTTCCATACAATTGAGAACCTCTTTTGCATATCCCTCTGACCAGGTAGCTTTTTTCGATGAGTGCCATTCTCTGGCCACAGACTCAAAGCTGTTCTCATGCGCGAACTGCAAAGTTATCTTATTTGCTTTTCTGGCTTCACTTGGGTTGATCCCTTTGGCCAACATCGAGCGCGCTTCATCACGGCACGTGCTTGTGCCAATGACACATCGCCATATACGCCAAAGGAAATCATCTTTGGCTTACCTGCAAAGCGATAGCGGAAACGCCAGCCTTTGCTGCCCGTTGTGTCGATGAGGAGTGATAGGCCCATACCATCGTTAAGCGTATAGGGTTTGTCCTTCGGTTTTGCTCTTTTTATTTGGATGTCAGATAGCAGCATATGTATAGAAAAAAGATCGAACTCAGTTATACACAATGTTATACGCAAAGATGTATAGATTCCATTAGAAATAATGGCATTTTGCTGGACAAGTAAAAGGAGATGAGAACAGTAGAAACAGTGAGTTATGGAATTAATTGGACTTAGTGAGAAGTGTTCATGGTGTCCCCTGCAGACACCTAATGAATATGGTAAGTGCAGGGTATTTATAAGAAATTACAGAAGTGAAGAGTTTTATGCCCGCAACTATGCCCACAAAGGCAATTCATGATGCATTTTGGAGAGGGGAGAAGTGGCTGCGTTTCCAGTTTTGGTAGTCGGCATAAACCCATCTGGATGCGCTACCGATTTTGTGAGGGACAGGCAACCGGCCTTTCTTAATTTCTGAGTAAATGAAGGTCTTGCCCATGCCAGAATCCTTCATCATGAACTTTAAGTCAACAAGTGAGTCGTCGCGTAATTCGCGCATAGGTTTTATCTCCGGTTTGGGGCTCTAACTTGGATGGAAGGGATATCTTGAGAAATGAACAGGCCTCATCGAGTGTGAGGCTGTGTGATTCCATGGTTACTCCTGGTCAGAAAGAAGCTCTTTTATCCATTTATATGTTTTTGGTGCTCGCTTATCTGGCCTCTTAAGCTCAAGCTTAAGCAGAGCAATAAGTGAATCCCACTCACGTAAAATCGGAGAAAACCGCTTTACCTTTTTCGCTATGAGCGGAAAGCTATCTTTAATTTCAGGTATTTCATCTACGAGCATCATGCATCTTCGCAAATCGGCAGGGTCGCTTGGTGCGTCAAACCGTCCGTGGTAGAAGTTCTTTTCCAGCCCAAGAGCAATAGAAGCCATAGTTGCGCTACTTATGCCAACATGGCCTTTCGTTAGATAAAAGAAATCCGCATTAAGCGGCGTCGGTAAATTCAAATAAAAAACCGGCTTGCGCCGGCTCTCTCATCTTTCTGTCTACCCACGCTGATATCGATGGTGGGTGCACCTTTTCAATAGCTGCGCGAAGTACAGCTGTACGTGCCAGTTTGTCGGTAATCTCAGGAAATCGCTTCTCTGTCTTCGGTACGTTAACAGCAACATTAGTAGAATCCGCACTGGCGAACGGATACATACCAAGAACTCTCACGTCGAGCATTCGAAGACCATGAATTTTCACTTTCAAATTACGATTGATATAAAGCTCAGTGAAAACTTCATCCATTCTCTGTTCCCACCATTTAGAGCGTATGTGCCTGTGTGGGCCGCAGCATCCAATCGCCACCCATTCAAATTTGCCAGAAAGGCGTAAAAGACGTTCAATTGATTCGTTGGTATGCCAGACCGGAACCGCTTTTGATTTTAGCCAATCAGGAACCAACTCAATCTGCTCGTCGTTTTCTGCCTCTGTCCCTTCGATAACGTCAGGTATAAGAAACCATTCAATTCTGCTTAACCACTTCCCAACAAAGTCGTAGAATTTTGCACGTCTCTTACTCCAGTCTACAGGAGTACCTTTCTTTAATGCTTTCATCCAGTCGCTAAAAGCGCCGTTATCAAGGCGTATGTCACAAGGGAACATGGCAATCTTTTTCATCTGCTCTGGTCTGGCAAATGAAACAAAAGCCCCACCATCACGGTAAAGGGCTTTAATCAGCATATCTGTAGGGGCATGCTCATCCCCCCATATTGGGCTGCCGTGAAAGTGGATGGTCATATTATTCCCATATAAAAGAAATCCCCGCGAGTGCGAGGATTGTCATTCATTGTCGATATTCACCTTTATCGCGAACACCTTTACCGGTTTATCGCCGAAGTGGGGATGTGTGATTGTCTTGATTTCATATCCTTCATACGGGACGTCAATTCTGCGGCTGGAATCGTCGCGCTTCGGATATCCCTTTGTGATAATCAGGCGGTCATACTCCCGGAACATAATTCGCTTATTCCAGTAATCATTACACAAGCGATACTCTTCCGTTTTCTCTCCGCGAATCATGGCATCGAAGTATTCACCTTTGACGGCAAGTTGCAGGTTAGCCACGGTTAACCTCCTGCGGCGGTTCCGGTAGCGGCATCCAGTGGGTTACTTTCGATGCCGGTTCTTCCACATCGTCAGTAACTGCCCACCATTTGTTTCTCGACCAATCGTAATACCCTTCGAAGGTATCGCACTCAGTCCAGCCGTAAGACTTCCCCCAACACCAAACATAGTCTTTATCGTTCGGCATTCGCTCACTACAGCTTATCCAACCATCCTGAGTTACTGGAGAGCTTCCGGCGAACCCGGGCATATCTGGACCTTTTCTGATAGCTTTAACCAGCTCCAGCGGGTCATCGTAAAGCCAGTCGCCTGTAAGCGGGTGGTTTGCTTCTGCAAGCTGCGCAGCCCATTCAAGGCCGTCTTTTTGACCTTGCAGATAATACAGCGCCAACTCATCATGATTACTTACAGGTTGGCTACCCTGAAGCAGGGCAGCGCGAACTGTGCGTGCAATTCGTTCACGTAACTGCTGTGTGCCGTGATACTCAACAGCAATATCACGCAGATCGTTTACCAGTTCCCGGATTTGATTCTCTTTCACGATTTACCTCCGTTGAGCATGGCGGAGCGACAGGCGTTCCATGCTCTCATTGCAAGAGTTGCCCGGTCCTCCTTCGCCATTCCGTTGATTTGCACAAAGTTGCAGGCGGTGGAAAAGTTCATTTTTTCAGGCGCTACCGGCGCTGGCGGGGCCGCGTATAGTGGTTTAGGTGATATTTCCACACGTTTTGCATACGCCTCAACGGTGTCAGGATTAAATAGAATTATGTTTTCTCCACACTCCCACGCTACAGGTTTAGCATCCAGCGATGCCAGCGCAATCCGTGCCAGCTCCATTTGTTCGCCACGGGTAAGCCCGTTTTCAAGCGGTGATTTAACGAACAATTCAATACGTTCTTTGGTAATAGTGGTCATGGTGTGCTCCAGTTATCTTCGATAGCCACTCCAAGTCGGTGCAGCCAGTCAGCTAATTTCAGCATTGCTTCGCGTTCGCTAAGCCCTTCCGGAAAATCTTCAAGTTCAACGAAAGGCTTAAACCGCCCGAAGGCGTCGTTCTTAACTGTCAGTTTCTGTTCAAGCGTGGTCTTCTTAACCTTGCTGTGATGCCGTAGAAGGTAAACAGACTGAGATTTTTGGGTTTCCGGATCGTATTCGTAGGAAGTCAGAATCATCTGGCTGCCGCCGCGATTTAATCCTCGCCACATGGTCACTCCCCCTCAACCTTGATGCCAGCGGCATGGATTGCATTAGCACATTCATTTCTCATGCTGGATGCACCAGCAGCAAATCCCTCGTACCGCTCAGTAGTAGAGCCAAGAACTGGAAGTTTAGGGAGGCAAACTGTCCGCGCCTCCAGTTCTGCTATGCGACTCTCGGCACTGTTTGCACGGATGTGTTGTGTAATAAGCGATCGATTCGCCATTACTAATTTCTCGCGCTCTGCATTTAATGCAGCCGCCAGCTTATCTGCGCGGTACCGCTCATTATCAAAGCTGATACGCCAGTTTTCCCGCTCCTGCTCTGCGGCTGCCAGTTGCTCACGCGCCTGCTGCATATCATCACGCAGCGCCAGCGCTACGGCCTCTGTTGCGTCTTTTTCCCGTTGGAGCTGAAGATTCTCATCCAGCAGCGCCAGCACATCCGGGTCGCTAACATCAACTACTGTTACGCGCGATTTTTCGTAATGCTCGTCAGTAAAAGTACGACCAAATTTGAAATATCCATCATCACCCTCGCCCGTGCAGCCATAGGTAATTCGACTGGCAGATATTCGCTGGATTGTCATTTCCTCGCCGCAAATATGGCATTTAGGTACAGGTTTTGGTGAATAGCGCTCACGTAGCGCCTGTTTGTTGATGTTGCTCATTGGGCGGCCTCCTTGCGAAGTTGGGCGGCGAACTCGTCAGCATCAAAAATCTGGTAACGCAGGCTCACATGCGCTGCATCAAAAATATTTTCTGGAGTTGTTGGCAATGCGGTGAGTTGCGCCCTGTATTTATCTGCGAACATCTCCACACCCTGCGCCCGCACCTCAGCCAGAAAAGCGTCGGTGGCTGGGGTCTCAGTGAAATCGTCTACCCACGTATCGCCAACGTCCTCGCACTCGCGACGACAATATTCGTTGAATTCGACCTCTGATTTTTTCAGCCCCGCATTCTCCGCCGCCAGCGCCGCGCATTTCTCCTCCAGGTCCGCATAATCACTATGACGCACCATATCAGTACAGAATGATTCTCCTGTTATTGGTGGTGATAACTGGTCACTGACAATCGTGTATATTTTCACTTCTTTCATTTCTTCCCACTCCGCAACATTGCATTCAGATATTTGTTTTCATTCACTGATGGAAAACTTTTTCTCGCCAGCATTTCTTCGCGTGGAATATCGTTAATGGGCTTGAAGCGGTGTCGAATAATCATTTCCGATGGAAGGATTCCGGGGTCGTAGGACAAACCTCTCATGATGAATTCCTCAGTTATTGCTGATAGCGCCGTAACGCGAACGGTAATTTTTAAGGCGCGGGTCTATTTCAATGAATTGGGTGTAAGTGGCTTTGCGGAATGGTCGGATTGCTGTTCCGTTTATTCGGTCTTTTTCCTGTTTTTCTGCGAGTTGTATATCGCGTCGGTACTTCCGTTCTGCTTTTGTTTCCGGTGGCAGAGCAAGAAACGCGTCGAGATTGTTTTTGATATTTTCCAGCACCTCCGACTTGGAGCTACCGGAGCAGTTGCGCGGGTCATCCGCACCATATAGAGGTGCAGGCATAATTTACTCCGGGGTAGGTTATCCGAATAATGTGGTACGTATAGGGTTATTTCTTTCGTAAACGTGATAGCCTGCTTTTTACCGACTCTTCACTTCGCCCGAGAATTTTTGCTACATTTCTTTGTGTATAGCCTGATGAGATAAGCGTCTGCATTCTTTTGTCTTCGTCGTCGCTCCATCTTGGCTTAACGAATGCCGTTTTTAATGACAGTTTTTTTGCTATGTAATAAAACTGATTTATGTTTAGGCCCAGATGTTCTGCTGCACGGCAAGCTACCATGCGACCGCAAACTGACTCCATCTCCGCTGGAGTTATGTTTAATCTTCTCATTAAGCCACCTGTTTAAGCTCATTTATTCTGATATTCATTACCTGAACGCATTTTGTCTGCGCATCATCGTGACCAGCCAATAATTGCCAGTCATGCTGATATCTCTCAATTAGCTTTTTCTTATCAGTTTCTTTCGAAGCATAATCGCTGAAGTCTTTCAGGATTTGTTCGCAGTCAACCGATGGAGATTTCTGGTTGGTATTTTCTGGTGATGGTTGATTGCATGATGCTGGCATGGCCCAGTCCGGCAGCGATGGAGGGAGCCAGTAAAATCCTGTTCCATCCTTCAGTTTGGCCCTGTGCCATCCTTGTTTCTTATCACTGGATATCTGCGCAAAACCTTCCTCAAGGTTATAGAGATACCGACCAATTCCCCACTGAACGGCAGCACGCTTCATTGCGCCGGAGCGACCACCTTTGACGGCTTCTACCTGTGTGTTTTCAGCAGCATCCCATTTGGTTACCCATTCAGAACCAATCTTGATTGATATGCCGCATTCAACGCCACCGTTGTTGGGAATATCGCGATATTCATTGCGCCATCCTGCTTTGCCGCAAACATCGTCCAGGCGTTTCATGATTGCCCTGTTCGTGACATAAGCCAGCACCATAGCCCACACTTTGCCATCGCGTGTTTTACCGCTTTGCTGTATTCGCCATTCGATATCTTCAGCTGCGAACGGTTCATCTAACTGATCCAGATTCATGAGTAATACCCCGCAAATTCATCCCAGCTAATAACCGGATTCTGCCGTTCTGCGGCTAAGTTAATTTGCTGCTCCACTTCCTCCTCAATTTCAGGAGAAATGAGAGCAATAAATTCTTCATCATCAAAATCATGCAACATGACGCGCCTCCCATTCTTCGTCCTGCCACTTATCCCAACCAAGAGCTATTCCGGCAGCCCATGTATAAGCATCAGACATTCCCTGTTTTGTATCCGGAAATACTTTCTCATATAGCTTGTTGAACTCCCTGTTTCCTTGCTGAACAAGAATTGTTCCATTAACAGGCGTAATGGTCATGGCGTGGCACTCCTGGCTGATTAAGAATTTCACCGAGACGTTTCCATCCGGCCCGTAATTTTCTGGTTATACGCTCTAAAAGTGATTCATTAAGTTGGGCGATACCCATGACGGCACCGCCCGCGATAGCAAATGTCATCGTGGGATTCTCCATTTTTATTTATTGGCATAGCGAAAACGCCTCGATATGAAGCGCTGTGGATATGCGATAAAAAAGCCGCCCTGACTGCGAGCGGCAAATAACATCAAGGGATGATTTTTCGATTAACCAGAACGAGTCGTCGTCCTCGTTTGGTTACGAGCGAAATTGCTCACATAGCAGACTCGTAAATCTGCTATCGGTGCTTATTCGCTGACAAATTCGGTAAGACTTTCGTGTAGCGAAACCAAAATTTCATCATCAAACCCATCAAGTAATGCTTGTTCGATAAGTTTGATAATTTCTGATGCCTGCTCTTTATTTATTTCCATCACTCCTCCCAAGAGCCTTGCTGATGGCTGCGCGAGCTTTATTGATTACCCCGTACCACTCCGGATAAGTAACGTTTCGACCTTCAGCCATAGCTTTTTCAGCCAATTGAAGAGCCTCGAGTAAATCAGGTGCTGCTGCTATCAGGTGTGCATCTTCACTGCACTGAACTTCATTACAGATGGCGACGTATGAGCGCCAACCAGCACCATTTTCAAATGAGCTTGATTGGATGATTTTAATTTCATCGTCATCCATCATGATTCCCCACCCACCTTTTGTTCCTTTAAATTCCATATTCACCTCTGTGTCTCGCTGCCAAAAATACGCTTACTCAGTTACTTCATCTGCATATTCTTTACTTGCTAACCAATCCGGGCGTTCACCTTTACCAATATAGAAATCGATAATGTCCAGAAGGCGTGGATAAAATTTAAGAGCTTTACGACCATCCATCTCAGCAATTTCCTGCTTACTATATTTTCTCCATTCCTCAACTGTGTGGTTCTGGCATCCTGCTCGTACATATTCACCGTTCGTTATACTTATGAAGTATTTCTCACCCAGGATTACGAAAGTTAGATCAGGCAGGTTGGCATCGAACAGGTCGGCACCGCGCAGGTCGGCATCGCGCAGGTCGGCACCGTACAGGTTGGCACCGCGCAGGTTGGCACCGCGCAGGTCGGCACCGTACAGGTTGGCATCGAACAGGTCGGCACCGCGCAGGTCGGCACCGCACAGGTCGGCTCCGCACAGGTCGGCTCTCGATCCGCTCTCACGCATTGAGGTAATCCACACTTTGTGTTCTTCAAGAATCTTCGATAAATCTGCTGAATTCATGTTGTTATTCCTTAAATTTTGGCAATAAAAAATGCCGCATTGCGACCTGATTAGATGAGAGGCTTGCTGTTCAGCTTTATGCGCTGTACTGCGTGGATTTTGTTACCGAGCGGGTTAGCATCGTGGTAGTAAATGCGGTTCTTCTTGCGCTCTATTTCCTGCTGCTTAACTTTGTTTCCTGCACGTGAAACTGCTTTTGTTACCCTGTCAACACGCTGCGTCTTAACCTCTTGAGAAGCATCAGGAGCATCGCAGCCAAAAATTGAATCGATGATATTGCAGATGGTGTCGCGCTCCATTGCGAGCTTCCTGCGCCGCTCATGACGGCGAGTTTTAGCATTGCCCGCAAACGTTGACTTCCCATAGGTGATAACCGTCATGATGTATTCCTCATGTGAAATGGCTTTGGTACTGGCGCCGGAACCTGTCTCAATTTCCGGATTTCAAGTGGCTTCTCAGTCCGGCACGATCGGTACAGCTAGATGCCTAAGCTCCACCACACGCCAGTCAAAACCCATCTCGTTTGGTATTTGTTCGCGCTTTGTCAGCGCATCATCGAAGTTAAAGAGCGTTGCCTTTCCGTTTGGCTACCAGCGTCCTGCTGATGGCTAAACAATACAAAATGTACTTAATATCGTCAATACAAAATGTACTGAAAATTGATAAATAAATACTATGTGTATGAAACTGAATGGAAAAAAGATTTTAGTATTAAAAAACCCGCATAAGCGGGCTGGGGGAGGGAATTGTTAGAGTCCTTGCCATTTTGCTTCAATGACAACACCGATAATGCGGCAATTTCCGTTTATGGGGATCATGTGATAGCTGGGGTTTAACGGTTTAAGATATTTCTGTCCAGCGTCAACAATATATTTCTTGAAGGTTGCCTCGTTTTCAGACTCAAGCTTTGCCACCACGAGTCTTCCATTAGTCGGTTCGATAGCCGGATCAACAAGAATTTGCATTCCTTCCGGTATGCTTAATCCTGTAGGAGATGTCATAGAGTCGCCACGAACGGTTAGCCAGAATGACCTTTCGCTTGCATGTGCAGTTGTCTCAGGCCACACCTCTATTTCTCGGAGTTGGTAAGGTTCAACAGCCTCACACCAGTTACCTGCGCTCACCCAGCTAATCAGGGGAAATCTCCTTATTTCTGTGTGTGGACGAGGACTTGAAACATTGTTCAGGTTGGAGTCTGGATAATCAACCATCCCATCAGAACTTAATACAAGCTCCTTCAATCCTAGCTGCTTCATGATCGCTGCAATATCTTCAATACTTGGTTCGCGGCGGCCATTAAGCCAATGACCTATCGCCCCCTGAGTCTTACCGAGAGCTTCAGCAAGTTTATCCTGGGTTAGGCCTATTTGTTTCATTCTGGCTTTCGCCAGCTCATTCCACGGTGTTTTCATGCGCCGATTATTACGAGATGTATTGACTGTGACAACACACATATTGTATTAATTACCTTGCTTTTATTTAGTACGAAATGTATTATTAAGTTACGTACCATCCTGAGGAGATATACCGATGAGCAATCTTCGGAAAATCCGGGAAACCATGAAGGTATCCCAGGCCGTTCTGGCCGAAAAGGTTGGGTGTACTCAGGGAGCAATTGGTCATTACGAATCAGGGCGACGACATCCAGATTTGAGAATGTGCCGCCAGCTCGTAGAGGCGCTCAATAGTTTTGGCGCGAATGTTCAGCTAGACGATGTGTTTCCACCTGAACTTAATGCTGCCTAAGTAGTACCGCTCTTTACCAATCTGAACCGCCGACAACGCGGTAAACCTATTTCAAGGCGCATCAACGAATGCGCACAACTAACTATTAACTACAGGAATGTTCACATATGGAACTCACAAGCACTCGCAAGAAAGCCAACGCAATTACCAGCAGCATTCTGAACCGGATAGCTATTCGTGGTCAGCGGAAAGTCGCTGATGCGTTAGGCATTAACGAATCTCAAATTTCACGATGGAAAGGCGATTTCATTCCGAAGATGGGGATGTTATTGGCGGTTCTGGAGTGGGGTGTCGAGGATGAGGAGTTGGCAGAACTGGCAAAGAAAGTTGCGCATCTGCTGACAAAAGAAAAGCCTCAAGACTGCGGGAACAGTTTTGAGGCCTGATGTAGAAAGACTGGATCAATCCACAGGAGTAATTATGCCAAAACAACTCAGTCCTGACCAGGACAAATTACACAAAAACATACTACGTGATCGGTTCTTATCCAGCTTCAAACAGCCTGGTCGATTTCGGGCTGAGTTGGAGAAAGTGAAGCTAATACTGAAGAGGAAAGGTCATGAGTAATCTTGCAACAGTTACACCGATAAAACCTCATCTGGAGGTTGTGGAGCATCGCGTGGCAGAACTCGACGATGGCTACACCCGGACTGCAAACACACTGCTGGAAGCTGTCATGCTTTCTGGGCTTACTCAACATCAGCTACTGATTGTTATGGCTGTGTGGCGCAAGACATACGGTTACAACAAAAAAATAGATTGGATCGGAAATGAACAGTTCGCTGAACTCACTGGCATGGCGCCAACCAAATGTTCTACTGCCAAAAACGAGCTTATCAGAATGGGGGTTCTCACTCAGGTAGGCCGTCAGGTAGGTATGAACAAAAATATTTCTGAGTGGAAGACGAAGGTTAACGGATTCGGTAAAACATTTACCGGATCGGTAAAACTAACCTTTACCAAATCGGTAAAAACCAATTTACCGAATCAGTCAAACACAAAAGACAATATACAAAAGACAATAAATACAAATACCCCCTTACCCCCTAAAGGGGGATGCGATGAAGGCTCTAAACCTGAAAAGCGAAAACCTACCAAGATTAACTACAGCGAATATCTTGCTGCCTACAACGAGATTGTTGGTGACAGCCTCCCACATGCAGTGGAGGTCAATTCTGAACGACAACGCAAGTTGAAAAAGCTGATTGCTTCACTGGCAACCAAAAACATCGATGGATTCCGGGCATACGTCAAAGCATTCATGGCAGCAGCCAGACCATTCCATTTCGGTGATAACGACCGTGACTGGGTAGCTAATTTTGATTACCTGCTCCGTCCGAAAGTACTGATAGCAATTCGTGAGGGAACACTATGAGACAGGATATCGAGGCGAGCGTTATTGGTGGCTTGCTGATTGGGGGATTAACACCAACCGCCAGTGACGTTCTGGCAACACTGGAACCTGAAGCGTTCTCAATTCCGCTCTACAGGAAAGCTTTTGAAGTTATCCGAAAGCAGGCCAGAAACAGGAACCTGATTGATGGTCTGATGGTGGCCGAGGAGTGCGGGGATGAATACGCAACGGCGGTGATGATGACTGCGCGGTCATGTCCAAGCGCTGCAAACCTGAAAGGTTATGCCGGAATGGTTGCAGACAGTTATCAACGGCGTCAGGTTTTACAGCTACTGGATGAGATGCGGGAGCCAATCAGTAACGGCACGCTGGACGCATCAGGCAGAGCGATGGATGAGCTTGTAAAGCGCCTGTCATCCATCAGGAAGCCGCGTAACGAGGTTAAACCTGTAAGACTGGGGGAAATCATCAATGACTACACTGACACGCTTGACAGGCGTCTGAGGAACGGAGAAGAGTCGGATACCCTGAAGACCGGAATCGAAGAACTTGATGCCATCACCGGAGGGATGAACGCGGAAGACCTGGTGATAATCGCTGCTCGTCCTGGTATGGGGAAAACCGAACTGGCGCTGAAGATTGCCGAAGGCGTTGCAAGCCGCGTTATTCCTGGTTCTGACGTCCGGCGCGGGGTATTGATTTTCTCAATGGAAATGAGCGCATTGCAGATTGCAGAGCGAAGCATTGCCAACGCCGGGAGGATGTCGGTTAGCGTACTGCGAAATCCTGCATCGATGGATGATGAAGGCTGGGCGCGTGTTGCTAACGGCATGAGTCAGCTTGCAGATTTGGATGTATGGGTAGTCGATGCCTCGCGGTTATCGGTCGAAGAAATACGCTCAATCGCAGAACGGCACAAACAGGAAAATCCAAACCTGTCACTCATCATGGCGGATTATCTTGGCCTGATTGAGAAGCCGAAAGCAGACCGCAACGACCTCGCAATTGCTCACATCTCCGGAAGCCTGAAGGCGATGGCGAAAGACCTGAAAACGCCTGTTATCTCCCTGAGTCAGCTTTCGCGCGATGTTGAGAAGCGACCAAACAAGCGCCCGACAAACGCAGATTTGCGGGATTCAGGAAGCATTGAACAGGATGCAGACTCAATCATCATGCTCTATCGGGAAGCGGTATATGACGAGAACAGTAGCGCCGCACCATTTGCTGAAATCATCGTGACGAAAAACCGTTTTGGCTCGCTTGGTACGGTTTACCAGATGTTCTACAACGGACACTTTATTGCATGTGACCAGGACGAAGCCAGACAGATTTGCACAGCATCAAATGCACCTGCTGGACGCAGAAAGCGATATGCACAAGGGGCTGACGTATGACCATCTACAAAATACCTGAAATGCTTTTGAATCCCCGCTTCATTGCTGTTTTGAACAGATGTATCGACGAAGAAGAATTAATTATTCAATTCGAAAGGCTGTCAGGAGTAAGCCGACTACCAAAGAGGCAGCATCCAATAGAACTGATGGTTGATAAAGCGACAGGATTTTATGATGAGCAGTGGAAACTGTTTTTTGAAGCATTTATCCCGTTCGTCTATGAGTTTATATGGCTCACATGGGAAGACCGTGACAATGAGGAGTACTGGCAATGACTATCTACATCACTGAGCTGGTAACAGGCCTGCTGGTAATTGCAGGCCTTTTTATTGGGGGAGAGGGTAAGTGAAGGATTTATTAGTAACACTAAATGTTGGTTTAAGCCTTCTTGGTTACGCCTACATTATGTTTAAAACAGGCCAGTGGATTATTACAAAGGCACTTAAACAGTGGGATAAGCGTAGAAAAGTGTCAGCAAAGCAGAAGGCGGTTGATGCGCTATATGAAGCATACGAACTGGATAAGGTAAGCGAAGGAGATACTGTAAAAGTGGCGACAAAAGAAGGTCTGGTAATCATGATTTGCAGACATGAAAAATACTAATACCATAGCACGCTGAGGGAGAGGAATGATGAGTACATTGGCTCAATTAATTAATGCCGACCTTGAAGAGTCAGGAGCACGGCATTATCGCTACTGGAAAGCTTCTAGACTTCCGATTAGAGAGCGATACAAGCGTAGGCCTAAACCAAAGAGCAGGCCGCGAGACAGGGTGCTTAAGCGCCTCATGCAGATAAACATGTCGCAGTTTACTAATTTCACCTGGTTCAAGCGGTGATGGAGAGGAATATGGACGAATCAAGAAAGCAGTTTTTGGAATGGTGGAGACACCCTGAGCAAGAAGAGCTTCGGAAAAGTTGCGCTGAGGGATGGGGAGAGAAAATATGGTCTGCTTCACGTTCTGCTATTTCGATTGAGTTGCCAGCAAAAAATGATATTTCCAGCGATGACTACTCCATTCCTGACCTGGTTGATTGGGGTGATGGAAGAAACGCTGGTATTCAGGAATGCGCAGAAGCCATCCGCGCCGCTGGAATCAAAGTGAAGGAGTGAGTATGAGCAAAGTATCAAGAGGAATGAAAATATCGCTTATTTTCATCCTTAATCCGCATCGTATCTTTTTGGCTTCAGCAGTATGGCTGTCATATTTTGTTTATTGGTTAGCAGATAAATTTGATGATTTTGCGGGATGGCTTGAGAATTTTGCGAATGCGAGGTTTAAGTCATGGCCGCTTCTCGGAGAGAGGATGTCTGACGAATTAAACCAGTATTATGTGGAAAAGAGCAAGGAGCAGAGTAGGAGGGCAAGTGAAGCAATTATTCCTGCTTCGCAACGAAGCAATCAGAAATAACGCCATAGACGCCATTCTCTCACTACCCATCGACGACAAGTCACCCCACGAAGTCCACGTCAAAGAACCTAAGCGAACCAAAGCGCAGAACGACCGTATGTGGCCGATGCTTCAGGACGTCTCCCGTCAGGTGCTTTGGCATGGTCAACGACTGTCTCCAGAAGACTGGAAAGACATCTTCACCGCGCTGTGGCTCAAGACTAAAAATCTGGAGCAAAGAAGCGTACCCGGTATTGACGGCGGTGTTGTTCTTCTTGGGGTACGTACTAGCAAGATGAGGAAGGCCAGCATGACAGAGCTTATCGAAATCATGTTCTGGTTCGGCTCAGAACGTAAAGTGCGTTGGAGTGATGATTCCCGGAGAGAGTGCGAATGGTCACAACGAACAGGGAGAGTTGCATGAAACGATGTTACCGATGCGGAGAAAGCAAAGACGATTATCGATTCCGGCCAAATCAACCTTATTGGCACCAATGGTGTATCAGATGTGAGCGGTCGCCAGTAGGTAATTTCCCGCTGCCAGAGACGAAGGAGGACGTATGGCACGACAGCGACGAAGTATCACCGACATAATCTGCGAAAACTGCAAATACCTTCCAACGAAACGCTCCAGAAATAAACCAAAGCCAATCCCCACAGAAAGCCAGGTCAAGACATTCGATTATGTCTATGGGTTGTTGCAGTCCAAATGGAACCGCATGAGGAAAACGCGATGATTGACCCCAATCGAAGTTATGAGCAAGAGAGCATAGCAAGGGCAATGTGCGCAGGATGTAACAAGCAACTGGCACCTGATGAAATTTACGCCTGTGCCGAATGTGTTAACGAATGGCTGGTATATCGCGATCCGAATGGAGATATGTCGAATGAGGAAGGTAAGGCGGCGTTGTAAGAACGAAGAGTGCAGGGAATGGTTCTTCCCGCAATTTCAGAACCAACAGTGGTGTTGTGTTGATTGTGGTACGAAGTTAGCACTCGAACGACGAAGCAAAGAACGCGAAAAAGCGGAAAAAGCAGCAGAGAAGAAACGACGACGAGAGGAGCAGAAACAGAAAGATAAACTGAAGATTCGAAAACTCGCCTTAAAGCCCCGCAGTTACTGGATTAAACAAGCCCAACAAGCCGTAAACGCCTTCATCAGAGAAAGAGACCGCGACTTACCATGTATCTCGTGCGGAACATTCATGTCCGCTCAGTGGGATGCTGGGCATTACCGGACAACTGCTGCGGCACCTCAACTCAGGTTTGATGAACGCAATATTCACAAGCAATGCGTGGTGTGCAACCAGCACAAAAGCGGAAATCTCGTTCCGTATCGCGTCGAACTGATTAACCGTATCGGGCAAGAAGCAGTAGACGAAATCGAATCAAACCATAACCGCCACCGCTGGACTGTCGAAGAGTGCAAGGCAATCAAGGCGGAGTATCAGCAGAAACTTAAAGACCTGTGTGAAAGCAGAAGTGAGGCAGCATGACTCCATCTATCAAAACCATCCCAGAGTTACTCATTGAGACATACGGAAACCAGACAGAAGTCGCTCGGCGCTTATCGTGCCATCGAAACACAGTCAGGCGTTATCTGTACGACAAAGAAGCCAGGTATCACGCCATCGTTAACGGCGTTTTAATGATTCATCAGGGCGGGAGAGGTATCTATGACCGTAACCAGCATTAACCAGGCGAAACAGCAGCGTGAACGTGACGAGGCTGAATTGCGCAGCGTCAGAGAGATGACGGAGCAACACCAGAAGGCGATGGATTATCTGCATGAGCGAGAGCGTGAACTGGTGAACCGGCTTGGATTGAACAAGCCAGCGGGAGACGATGCTGCATGACACGTGAATATGTAAAGAAAATCAAATACCCATGTGAAACAGCAGCCATCTTTCAGGATGTTGTTTTTGTGATGCGAGTAAATGACGCGACAGAGCTTCTTAGTGCCGCCGACAGAGCTGCAGAATTCTATCTGAGCTATTTCCCATTTTGCGAACTTGAAGACGTAAGGAAGGGGGTTAGATACAGCTTTGGCGGCCTGTATTTGAGGGACGATCACATTATTAGGGAGGCTGCATGATGATAAAGCCAATCCATAACCGTGAAGCAATTAACATCCTCTCAGCAAAATTCTACTTCCCGCCAATGCGTTTTAAACGCCGCTCCCTTCTGGCAAGGGAATGCAATGCACTAATCCAGGCTGACAGGTATTTAGCTCAGGCGGATAAGGGGAAAGCATGAATATTGAAAACACTGTGAAATTCCACTCTCCGAAGTCTCCTCAACTATCAGATTCACCGCGAGCAACAGCATCAGACTCACTGACTAATACCGATGTGATGGCCGCTATGGGTATGACTCAAAGTCGCGCCTCGTTGGGTTACAGCGCGTTTCTTGGGAAGATGGAAATCAGCAGCAATGACCGTGAGAAAGCTATTGAACTGCTGACTACCTATGCTCTTAAGCACTGCGATAAGGTTATTGCCTTACGTAAGCTCGAAAATGATATTAAGCCAAAGGTAATGCAAGTTCTCGCAACATTCGCATTTGCTGACTATTCACGAAGCGCTGCCAGTACCAGATCCTGTGATTGCTGCGGCGGGAAGAAGTTTATCGATGCCGAGGTAATGACGATGAAAAGTATCGGGCAGCCGTACCTCTCAGAGCGCAAGGAGACGGTGAAAGTTTTGTGCAATAAGTGCAAAGGGAAGGGGGTTCTGACCAACGCATGCCAGTGCAATGGCAAAGGTGTTGTTATCGATAAAGAGAAAACTATTCTACAAGGAGGCGTCCCTGCATACAAAACATGCAGACGTTGTAATGGGCGAGGATATGCTCGGTTACTGCCTGATAGCGTTCGAAAGTACATCTGCGCAACATTGATTGATATTCCTGAAACCACATGGCGCAGGTCATATAAGGATTTCTTCGAAAGTCTGGTAGGTGAGTGTATTAAGCAGGAGGAATATGCAAATCAGATGTTGAGCAAAGTCACGCAGTGATAAATATTTTCTACTGAAAAGGAGTTCTGTAGAAAATGCTCTTTACAAAGTGGCGATTTTTGTTTAATATCGTTTCTAACAGTAGAAATCCGTCCTTTGTTAAGGTGGATTTGAAAGAAGGCCCTGCAGCGATGCGGGGCTTTTTGCGTTTTAAGCACGACATTTCTGAAAGCGCATCCCACCAAATACCAGACAGACAATACTCTCACCTTATCCGCTGTGGCTACGGTGGCGTATGCGCTTCCATCCCTTCTGCGCATCTCACGCGCATATCAACGAGAGCCTTTCAGTAAGCGATCCTGAGGAAAGCCGTTATAGGTGGCGACCTCTCTCGGGCGGCTTTTCTGTGAGACAGGCTCGCTTTCTAAAAGGTAATCGCTGTGAAGTTCGAAGATATATTTGAATACAACCCTGATACCGGTGAATTGAAGTGGAAGGTAAGTTTTTCAAACCGCATCAAGGCTGGAGATAAAGCAGGGTCAGAAAAAAAAGACAGTGGCTACATTCGATTAAAACTTAACGGAAGGTCTTACCAGGCTCATAGAATAGCTTGGCAAATATGCCATGGAGAAATTCCGTCAGGAATGGAAATAGACCATATCAATAGCGTTAGAAATGATAATCGAATATCTAATCTCCGCCTTGTTACGCATCTTGAGAATGTTAAAAATCAAAAGAAACACTGCACTAACGTATCTGGCGTGATGGGTGTTAGTTGGAACAAGAAGCGACAGAAATGGTACGCGTATATCCATGCAGATGGAAAGAGAAAGTATCTTGGGTATCACGAGTTGCATGGAAACAAATGAAAAACCTAGCACTTGGCTGGGATTCGTGAAGATGGGTGGCAAGAGACTGCGCTAACAGCCTCTTGCCTGATCTGCCCATGCTCTTAATCACGGACAAACCACGTTACCGCAAAATGTATCCTGGATTTGTTCTTTCCAATATCAACCAATTCATAACATTGAACAAATCCTCACGGTCGTGAGGTAAGACATGAAAAAGATGCCAGAAAAACATGATCTGTTAACCGCCATGATGGCGGCAAAGGAACAGGGCATCGGGGCAATCCTTGCGTTTGCAATGGCGTACCTTCGCGGTCGGTATAATGGCGGTGCGTTTAAGAAAACACTAATAGACGCAACGATGTGCGCCATTATCGCCTGGTTCATTCGTGACCTTTTAGTCTTCGCCGGACTGAGTAGCAATCTTGCTTACATAGCGAGTGTGTTTATCGGCTACATCGGCACAGACTCGATTGGTTCGCTAATCAAACGCTTCGCCGCTAAAAAAGCCGGAGTAGATGATGCAAATCAGCAGTAACGGAATCACCAGATTAAAACGTGAAGAAGGCGAGAGACTAAAAGCCTATCCAGATAGCAGGGGGATACCAACCATTGGGGTTGGGCATACCGGAAAAGTGGATGGTAATCCTGTCGTATCAGGGATGACAATCACATCCGAAAAATCGTCTGAACTGCTTAAAGAGGATTTGCAGTGGGTTGAAGATGCGATAAGTAGTCTTGTTCGCGTCCAGCTAAATCAGAACCAGTATGATGCGCTATGTAGCCTGATATTCAACATAGGTAAATCAGCATTTGTCGGCTCTACCGTTCTGCGCCAATTGAATTTAAAGAATTACCAGGCAGCAGCAGATGCTTTCCTGTTATGGAAAAAAGCTGGTAAAGACCATGATATTCTCCTTCCTCGGAGGCGGCGAGAAAGAGCGCTGTTCCTGTCATGATGTTCAACTGGAAAACGATGTTTGTTGGCCTGTTGCTCGTCTCTCTAATTGTTGCCGGTCGGCTGGCAAATCACTACCGCAATAACGCCATCACTTACAAAGACCAGCGCGACACCGCTACCCACAAGCTGACACTGGCGAACGCGACAATTACCGACATGACTAAGCGCCAGCGTGACGTTGCTGCCCTTGATGCTAAATACACGAAGGAGTTAGCTGATGCGAAAGCTGAAAATGATGCTCTTCGGCGCAAGCTTGATAATGGTGGTCGGGTGCTCGTCAAAGGAAAATGCCCTGTGCCATCCTCAGCCGAAACCTCCAGCGCCTCCGGCATGGGCAATGATGCCACCGTCGAACTCTCTCCAGTTGCTGGACGAAACGTTCTCGGTATCCGGGACGGAATCATCAGCGACCAAGCAGCACTGAGAACGCTTCAGGAATACATCAGGACGCAATGCCTGAAATAATTTCCATCACATAGAAATTTGACAAGTGACTTTCATGAAAATGCCTCGTAATGCGGGGCTTTTTTGTTTCGGTATTTCACCGCGCACCGCAGCGCACAATAACCACCGAACCTGACCTTTTGGAATGGGCCTTTGAGGATACCAGTTAGTGCTGGCGAGCCTCGGTGGGCTGGTTTCCTATGCGGCAAAGGTTCATTTCAAAATAAGGAAAACGTAATGAAGTATCCAACTGTCATTGTCAATGGTGTGTCCGTTCGTGTTGATGAGGATGGACGCTACAACTTAAACGATCTCCATGCAGCAGCAGTTGCAAATGGAGAGGCTACAGAGCAACAGCGCCCAAGCCAGTTTTTGCGTAGCGCGCAGATAAAACGCTTCATAAAAGCACTGGAGGCCAAAGTGCAAAAAAGCACTTTGGAACAAATTCAACCACTTAAAATAATAAAAGGTGGTGCAGAACCAGGCGTGTGGGGTGTTGAACTTCTGGCAATCAGATATGCAGCATGGATTAAGCCGGAATTTGAAATCGAAGTTTATGAAGTTTTCAAAACGGTTGTCCGTCTCGGCGTTGGTGCAATGTCCCGCCTGAATAGAATCGATCACATCATCAATACTGAAACCAAAGCGATAAGCCAGTGCGCAAGCCAAATGGCTAAGTGGGGCGTTGGTGGGCGAAAAAGATTGCTTCATGTTGCACGTGAGAGAGCGGCAAATGAAGTGCAAATGTATTTGCCCGGAATGGTGTGATTTCGCAGGTTAATCCAGTTTTTGCATTACGGCAGTACCGCGAAACAACCCAAGCTAGAAAGTGGGGAAATAACACTGGCAGCCACTGAAAGATGAACCTCCTGTCTTATGGCAAAAAAGATTCTTTGTGGTGGCGGACTGATGGAAAGACATCGCTTATTGCAGAGACCACTCAATGAGTGGCCTCGACAATGGCTTATCCCAACAACCGGAGCCAACACAATGGCAGAGATTATTCCCATGACTGAAGAACAGAAATTCCAGTTAGAGATTTACAAACTGGTCATGAACCAGAACGCAGCAGCAGAGGAAGCATTTCAATTCATTGGCACTGACGAGCTGAAGCTTGAACTATTCAAAATTCACTTCCAGTCAGGCGGAGCTAATTCAGATATCACGACCCGCACAATCGAAGCGGTGCGTAAATCGAAGGAAGCATTAGACCTGTTCACTACCGGAGCATAAACATGGCAAATCCAAATTTCACGCCATCCTGGCCTCTCTACAAAGATGCTGACGGTGTATATGTGTCTGCTCTTCCGATTAAAGCTATCAAATACGCTAATGACGGAAGTGCAAACGCAGAATTCGACGGTCCGTATGCTGACCAGTACATGTCAGCGCAAACAGTAGCCGTATTCAAGCCGGAGGTCGGTGGATATCTGTTCCGAAGCCAGTACGGAGAGCTGCTCTATATGAGCAAGGCAGCATTTGAAGCTAAGTACACTTCTGCAAGCGGTTCAGTAACGAATGCAGAGACGGCGGATAAGTTATCTACTGCTCGCACTATCACACTAACCGGCGCTGTCACAGGTTCAACGTCATTCGATGGTTCTGCTAACGTGACTATCGCAACTACCCAAGGAAGTTAACTTATGGCAGCACCAAAGGGCAACCGATTCTGGGAGGCCCGCAGTAGCCATGGGCGTAACCCGAAATTCGAGTCTCCTGAGGCGCTGTGGGCTGCTTGTTGTGAATACTTCGAGTGGGTGGAGGCTAACCCACTATGGGAGATGAAGGCTTTCTCATATCAAGGAGAAGTTACACAAGAGCCTATCGCCAAGATGAGGGCGATGACCATCACTGGGCTAACGCTATTCCTCGATGTGACGCTTGAGACATGGCGACAATACAGGGTGAGAGAAGACTTATCTGAGGTCGTTACGCGAGCAGAGCAAATAATCTACGACCAGAAATTCTCCGGCGCAGCCGCTGATCTTCTCAACGCTAACATCATCGCCCGCGATTTGGGCCTCAAAGAGCAGTCGCAAGTTGAAGACGTGACACCTGATAAGGGAGATCGCGATAAGCGTCGCTCTCGTATCAAGGAGCTATTCAACCGTGGAACTGGACGCGATTCTTGATAACCTGAGCGACGAAGAGCAAATCGAATTGCTCGAGCTACTCGAAGAAGAAGAGAACTACCGAAATACACACCTGCTATATGAATTTACGCCATACAGCAAACAGCGTGAGTTCATCGACGCCGGCCATGACTATCCAGAGCGATGTTTTATGGCTGGTAACCAGCTTGGTAAGTCATTTACTGGCGCTGCTGAAGTTGCGTTTCACCTTACCGGTAGATACCCGGGAACGAAAGGTTATCCTGCTGATGGCAAATATGGCGGAGAGTGGAAAGGTAAGCGTTTCTATGAGCCAGTTGTCTTCTGGATTGGCGGTGAAACAAACGAGACTGTAACTAAAACGACTCAACGCATCCTGTGCGGGCGTATCGAAGAGAATGATGAGCCTGGCTATGGGTCAATCCCGAAAGAGGACATCATTAGCTGGAAGAAGTCCCCGTTCTTCCCGAACCTTGTTGATCACCTTCTTATTAAGCACCACACGTCAGAAGGCGTCGAAGATGGCATCTCAATCTGCTACTTCAAGCCGTACTCACAGGGCCGCGCCCGCTGGCAGGGAGACACAATCCACGGCGTGTGGTTTGACGAAGAGCCTCCATATAGCATTTATGGCGAAGGTCTTACCCGTACCAACAAATACGGGCAATTCTCAATTCTGACGTTTACCCCGCTGATGGGGATGTCTGACGTTGTTACCAAGTTCCTGAAAAATCCCAGCAAGTCGCAGAAAGTGGTTAACATGACCATCTATGACGCTGAGCACTACACCGACGAGCAGAAAGAGCAAATTATCGCATCCTATCCTGAGCATGAGAGAGAGGCGCGAGCTCGCGGTATTCCTACGATGGGTAGCGGGCGCATCTTCCAGATACCGGAAGAGACGATTAAGTGCCAGCCGTTTGAGTGCCCCGATCACTTCTACGTTATCGACGCACAGGACTTCGGATGGAATCACCCGCAGGCTCATATTCAGCTTTGGTGGGACAAAGACGCAGATGTTTTCTATTTGGCGCGTGTGTGGAAGAAATCAGAGAACACCGCAGTTCAGGCGTGGGGGGCTGTTAAGTCGTGGGCTAACAAAATACCTGTCGCGTGGCCTCATGACGGGCACCAACACGAAAAGGGCGGTGGTGAGCAACTTAAAACCCAATATGCGGATGCCGGGTTCTCTATGCTTCCCGATCACGCAACGTTCCCGGATGGCGGTAACTCAGTAGAGTCAGGCATTAGTGAACTTCGTGACCTGATGCTTGAAGGGAGATTCAAAGTATTCAACACATGCGAACCATTCTTTGAAGAGTTCCGCCTCTATCATCGCGACGAGAACGGCAAGATCGTCAAGACCAATGATGATGTGCTCGATGCTACTCGCTACGGCTACATGATGCGCCGCTTCGCCAGGATGATGCGCGATATCAGAAAGCCGAAAGAAAAGAAAATTCCCGCACCGATTAGACCAGTACGCAGAGGACGATAATGGCCGACAATGAAAACAGGCTGGAGAGTATCCTGTCGCGCTTTGATGCGGACTGGACAGCCAGTGATGAAGCCAGACGAGAGGCAAAGAACGACCTGTTCTTTAGTCGGATCAGCCAATGGGATGACTGGCTATCACAATACACAACCCTGCAGTATCGCGGGCAGTTCGATGTAGTTCGTCCTGTGGTGCGCAAGCTCGTTTCTGAGATGCGTCAGAACCCTATTGATGTTCTGTATCGACCCAAGGACGGAGCAAGCCCTGACGCTGCTGATGTGCTGATGGGCATGTATCGCACAGACATGCGACACAATACGGCAAAAATCGCGGTCAACGTCGCTGTTCGTGAGCAGATTGAAGCAGGCGTGGGTGCGTGGCGTCTGGTCACTGACTATGAAGACCAAAGCCCGACAAGCAACAATCAGGTTATCCGTCGAGAGCCTATCCATAGTGCCTGCTCCCATGTTATCTGGGACAGCAACAGCAAACTGATGGACAAGTCTGACGCCCGCCACTGCACAGTTATCCACTCAATGAGCCAGAATGGCTGGGAGGATTTCGCAGAAAAATACGACCTCGATGCTGATGATATTCCATCATTTCAAAACCCCAACGATTGGGTATTCCCCTGGCTGACGCAGGACACTATTCAGATCGCTGAGTTCTATGAAGTGGTCGAGAAGAAAGAGACGGCATATATCTATCAAGACCCGGTTACTGGTGAGCCGGTAAGCTACTTTAAACGCGATATTAAAGACGTCATCGACGACCTTGCTGATAGCGGATTTGTCAAAATTGCAGAGCGCCAGATTAAGCGTCGCCGGGTATACAAATCGATTATCACCTGCACTGCTGTACTCAAAGACAAGCAGCTCATTGCTGGCGAACATATCCCCATTGTTCCGGTATTCGGAGAGTGGGGCTTCGTTGAAGATAAAGAAGTGTATGAGGGTGTCGTCCGCCTGACAAAAGACGGTCAGCGTCTGCGCAACATGATTATGTCGTTCAACGCCGACATCGTGGCCCGTACTCCGAAGAAGAAGCCGTTCTTCTGGCCTGAGCAGATTGCAGGCTTTGAGCATATGTACGATGGTAACGACGATTACCCATACTACCTGCTCAATCGCACTGACGAAAATAGTGGAGACCTTCCGACTCAGCCGCTGGCATATTACGAAAATCCGGAGGTCCCGCAAGCCAACGCCTACATGCTGGAAGCAGCAACCAGCGCAGTAAAAGAGGTTGCCACTCTTGGTGTGGATGCTGGGTCGGTTAATGGTAATCAGGTTGCATTCGATACCGTAAACCAACTGAATATGCGGGCTGACCTTGAGACATACGTGTTTCAGGATAATCTGGCTACCGCTATGCGCCGTGACGGTGAGATTTACCAGTCGATAGTTAATGACATCTACGATGTTCCTCGCAACGTGACAATCACCCTTGAGGATGGCAGTGAAAAAGACGTTCAGCTAATGGCTGAGGTAGTTGACCTTGCCACTGGTGAACGGCAGGTACTGAACGATATCAGGGGGCGCTATGAGTGCTACACGGATGTTGGGCCATCATTCCAGTCCATGAAGCAGCAAAACCGCGCAGAAATTCTTGAGTTGCTCGGCAAGACGCCACAGGGAACGCCAGAATATCAACTGCTGTTGCTTCAGTACTTCACCCTGCTTGATGGTAAAGGTGTTGAGATGATGCGTGACTATGCCAACAAGCAGCTTATTCAGATGGGCGTCAAGAAGCCAGAAACGCCTGAAGAGCAGCAATGGTTAGTAGAGGCGCAACAAGCCAAACAAGGTCAACAAGACCCGGCAATGGTTCAGGCTCAGGGCGTACTCCTGCAGGGGCAGGCTGAACTGGCTAAAGCTCAGAACCAGACGCTGTCCCTGCAAATCGATGCAGCTAAAGTCGAAGCGCAGAACCAGCTTAACGCTGCCAGAATCGCAGAAATCTTCAACAACATGGACCTCAGTAAACAATCTGAGTTTAGAGAGTTCCTTAAAACCGTTGCTTCATTCCAGCAGGACCGCAGCGAAGACGCTCGCGCAAATGCTGAGTTACTCCTTAAAGGCGATGAACAGACGCACAAGCAGCGAATGGACATTGCCAACATCCTGCAATCGCAGAGACAAAATCAACCTTCCGGCAGTGTAGCCGAGACACCTCAATAAGAGAGAGTTAATCATGGAACCAACCACCGAAATTCAGGCAACTGAAGACTTAACCCTGTCCGGCGATCATGCAGCGGCATCTGCTGATAGCTTAGTTGTCGATAATGCCAACGACAATGCAGGTCAGGAAGAGGGCTTTGAGATTGTCCTGAAGGACGATGAGACAGCACCAAAACAAGACCCGGCAAAGAACGCAGAATTCGCCCGCCGCCGCATCGAGCGCAAACGACAGCGCGAGCTTGAGCAGCAGATGGAGGCAGTTAAACGCGGAGAATTGCCGGAGAGTTTACGGGTAAACCCTGACCTTCCTCCTCAGCCAGACATTAACGCCTATCTGTCAGAAGAAGGCCTGGCTAAATATGACTACGACAACAGCCGTGCGCTCGCCGCTTTCAATGCTGCTAATACCGAATGGCTAATGAAAGCGCAGGACGCCCGCAGCAATGCCGTAGCAGAACAGGGCCGCAAGACTCAGGAGTTTACCCAGCAATCAGCGCAATACGTCGAAGCTGCCCGCAAACACTATGACGCGGCGGAAAAGCTCAACATCCCTGACTATCAGGAGAAAGAAGACGCATTTATGCAACTGGTTCCGCCTGCGGTTGGGGCCGACATTATGCGCCTGTTCCCGGAGAAGTCCGCCGCGCTCATGTATCACCTGGGTGCAAACCCGGAGAAAGCCCGCCAGTTGCTGGCGATGGATGGACAGTCCGCGCTGATTGAACTCACTCGACTATCCGAACGCTTAACTCTCAAGCCTCGCGGTAAACAAATCTCTTCCGCTCCCCCTGCTGACCAGCCGATTACCGGTGATGTCAGCGCAGCAAATAAAGATGCCATTCGTAAACAGATGGATGCGGCTGCGAGCAAGGGAGATGTGGAAACCTACCGCAAGCTAAAGGCAAAACTTAAAGGAATCCGATAATGGCTTTGAACGAAGGTCAAATTGTTACACTGGCGGTAGATGAAATCATCGAAACCATCTCCGCAATCACTCCAATGGCGCAGAAAGCCAAGAAATACACCCCGCCTGCTGCTTCTATGCAGCGCTCCAGCAATACCATCTGGATGCCTGTAGAGCAGGAGTCACCCACTCAGGAGGGCTGGGATTTAACTGATAAAGCGACAGGTTTGTTGGAACTCAACGTCGCGGTAAACATGGGAGAGCCGGATAACGACTTCTTCCAGCTACGCGCCGATGACTTGCGAGACGAGACTGCGTATCGTCACCGCATCAAGTCCTCCGCTCGCAAGCTGGCGAACAACGTTGAGTTGAAAGTCTCAAACATGGCAGCCGAGATGGGTTCGCTGGTTATCACCTCACCTGATGCCATCGGCACTAATACCGCAGACGCCTGGAACTTTGTGGCCGACGCAGAAGAAATCATGTTCTCCCGCGAACTTAACCGCGACATGGGGACATCGTACTTTTTCAACCCACAGGACTACAAAAAGGCGGGTTATGACCTGACCAAGCGTGATATCTTCGGGCGCATCCCTGAAGAAGCATACCGCGATGGCACCATTCAGCGTCAGGTCGCTGGCTTCGATGATGTCCTGCGCTCTCCGAAACTTCCTGTGCTGACCAAATCCACCGCAACTGACATCACTGTATCCGGTGCGCAGTCCTTCAAGCCTGTCGCATGGCAACTGGATAACGATGGCAACAAAGTTAACGTTGATAACCGTTTTGCTACCGTCACCCTGTCTGCAACTACCGGCCTGAAACGCGGCGACAAAATTTCGTTTGCTGGCGTTAAGTTCCTCGGTCAGATGGCTAAGAACGTGCTGGCGCAGGACGCGACTTTCTCCGTGGTCCGTGTTGTTGACGCTACTCACGTTGAAATTACGCCGAAGCCAGTTGCGCTGGATGATGTTTCCCTGTCTCCTGAGCAACGCGCCTACGCCAACGTTAATACCTCGCTGGCTGATGCAATGGCGGTGAACATCCTGAACGTTAAAGATGCCCGTACCAACGTGTTCTGGGCTGATGACGCTATCCGTATTGTGTCTCAGCCTATTCCGGCCAACCACGAACTGTTTGCAGGTATGAAAACTACCTCATTCAGCATCCCGGATGTCGGCCTTAACGGTATCTTCGCGACGCAGGGTGATATTTCCACCCTGTCAGGCCTGTGCCGTATTGCGCTGTGGTACGGCGTAAACGCGACACGACCGGAAGCAATCGGTGTTGGCCTTCCTGGTCAGACTGCGTAACTAACAGGGGCTTCGGCCCCTTTCTTATTTGAGGTGACATATGGGCGTAATGCTATATAAGCAGGGTCGTGGAACGAAGGTATGGGGCAAGGAAGTTCAGGTTAAAGTTGTCGATGACGGCGACGTAGAAGATCACCTTGCCGATGGTTGGGTTAGGCATCCAAATGAGGTGCCGGAGACTAATGACGAGCCAATCGGCGATTCAGGCGTGGTCAAGAAAGACATGGGTGAAGTATCTGATGGATACCACACCTTTAACGAACTATATGCACATCGAGTGCGCCTGTTTTCAACACTAATGAATGCCTTCCGCGAAAGCGCATGGTGGAGCTTTCAGCATCATGACGGCGAGCAATGGGATGGATGGGTGTTAGCTGGCATCGACACCCCAGAAGGCGCGGTAACATACCACCTCCCAGAGAGTGAAATTGAGCATCTGCCTAAAGGCACGGAAATTGAGTTTGGCAAGGAATGGGACGGCCACGCGGCAGATGATGTGTTGAATCGTCTGCTAAGCCTGCGACCGAAAGAACCGGCAACCAAAGAACGCAAAAAGCCAGGACCAAAGCCTAAGGCGGAAAGCGATGCAGATAAAGACTAAAGGCGATCTGGTCAGGGCGGCGCTTCGTAAGTTGGGCGTGGCATCACATGCAACCCTTACCGATGTCGAACCTCAGTCTATGCAGGATGCCGTAGATGACCTTGAAGCGATGATGGCTGAGTGGTATCAGGACGGGAAAGGCATTGTTACCGGGTATGTATTCTCAGATGATGATAACCCGCCAGCCGAAGGTGATGATCACGGTCTTCGCTCAAGCGCAGTCAGCGCAGTATTCCACAATCTGGCCTGCAGAATTGCTCCGGATTATGCGCTTGAGGCTACCGCCAAAATTATCGCAACCGCTAAATATGGGAAGGAGCTTCTCTATAAGCAAACCGCCATTTCCAGAGCAAAACGAGCTCCTTACCCGTCACGCATGCCAACAGGCAGCGGTAATAGTTTCGCCAATCTGAACGAATGGCATTATTTCCCCGGAGAGCAGAATGCCGATTCAACAACTCCCCATGATGAAGGGAATGGGTAAAGACTTCAAGAATGCCGACTATATTGATTACCTGCCAATCAATATGTTGGCTACACCGAAAGAAGTCCTCAACTCATCGGGTTATTTACGCTCATTCCCAGGCATAGCGAAGCGCAACGATGTAAATGGTGTATCGCGTGGTGTTGAATACAATACCGCGCAGAACGCTGTATATCGCGTTTTAGGCAGCAAGCTCTACAAAGGGGAAACCGTAGTAGGTGATGTTGCCGGAAGCGGTCGCGTATCTATGGCACATGGTCGCACATCACAGGCGGCAGGCGTTAATGGTCAACTGGTCGAGTATCGCTATGATGGCACCGTTATAACCGTCTCAAACTGGCCTGCAGACAGCGATTACACGCAGTATGAGTTAGGCTCAGTCCGCGACATTACGCGCTTACGTGGGCGTTATGCGTGGTCAAAAGACGGCACTGATTCATGGTTTATCACTGACCTCGAAGATGAATCGCATCCTGACCGCTACAGTGCAGAATATCGCGCAGAATCGCAGCCGGACGGCATCATTGGCATCGGAACGTGGCGAGACTTTATCGTCTGCTTTGGTTCATCGACGATAGAGTATTTCTCCCTGACAGGCGCAACCACCGTTGGCGCTGCGTTGTATGTCGCACAGCCATCGTTGATGGTACAGAAGGGCATTGCCGGAACATACTGTAAAACGCCATTCGCTGATTCATATGCATTCATCAGTCACCCGGCTACTGGCGCACCTTCCGTCTACATCATCGGGTCAGGGCAGGCTTCACCAATTGCGACGGCCAGTATTGAGAAAATTATCCGCTCATACACGGCTGATGAACTGGCAACGGGTATAATGGAAACTTTGCGCTTCGATTCTCATGAGCTTCTGATTATTCATCTCCCTCGTCATGTTCTGGTTTACGACGCATCGTCAAGTCAGAACGGACCACAATGGTGCGTGCTGAAAACCGGGCTTTACGATGATGTATATCGTGCTGTCGACTTCATGTATGAAGGCAACCAGATTACGTGCGGCGATAAATCAGAAGCGGTGGTCGGGAAGTTGCAATTCGACATCAGCAGCCAGTACGACAAACAACAAGAACACCTACTGTTTACGCCCCTTTTCAAAGCAGATAACGCCAGATGCTTCGACCTTGAGGTTGAATCATCCACTGGTGTTGCTCAATACGCTGACCGCCTGTTCCTGTCTGCAACAACTGACGGCATCAATTACGGTCGTGAACAGATGATTGAGCAGAACGAGCCGTTTGTGTACGACAGGCGCGTTTTATGGAAACGTGTTGGGCGCATTCGTCGATTAATTGGATTCAAACTGCGAGTAATCACCAAATCACCAGTAACACTATCCGGGTGTCAAATTCGTCTGGAGTAAAATATGGCAGACCCGTCACTTAATAATCCTGTCGTTATTCAGGCCACCCGTCTCGACGCTTCAATTCTTCCCCGTAACGTCTTTAGCCAGTCTTATCTGCTCTATGTAATCGCGCAGGGAACTGACGTTGGTGCTATTGCGGGAAAGGCAAACGAAGCTGGACAGGGTGCTTATGACGCACAGGTAAAAAATGATGAGCAGGATGTAGAGCTTGCAGACCATGAAGCAAGAATTAAGCAACTGCGCATCGATGTAGATGACCACGAAAGTCGCATTACTGCGAACACTAAGGCAATTACTGCGCTGAATGTCAGGGTAACTACCGCTGAAGGCGAAATTGCCTCCTTGCAGACTAATGTTAGTGCTCTTGATGGCAGGGTTACGACTGCCGAGAACAATATTTCGGCATTGCAGGCTGACTACGTATCTAAAACCGCCACTACATCTCAATCGCTGGCTTCACCCCTCAACGTGACAACGTCATATTCAGTTGGTGGTACCAAAGTTATCGGTGCTCGACAGACCGGATGGACAGCAGCAACCGGAACAGCACTTCTCGGCGCATTCAACGCAAACCAGGCATACACGGTCAGTGCCACATATACACAGTCTGAGGTATCAGCTATGGCTACCGGATTGCAGCAGGCGCGGCAGCGTATCAAAGCTCTCGAAGATGCAATGCGAACTCATGGAATGATCAACTGATGATTACATTCACTCCCACCAGAAACATCGACCTGATAGAAACGGTCGGCAACCATCCCGACATCATCGCCGGGAGCAACAATGGTGACGGATACGACTACAAACCTGAGTGCCGCTATTTCGAAGTGAACGTACATGGTCAGTTCGGTGGCATCGTGTATTACAACGAGATTCAGCCGCTGACCTTTGACTGCCACGCCATGTACCTGCCTGAGATTCGCGGATTCAGTAAGGAAATCGGACTGGCGTTCTGGCGATATATTCTCACCAATACCACCGTTCAGTGCGTTACATCATTTGCTGCACGCAAATTTCGCCACGGTCAGATGTACTGCGCAATGATTGGCCTTAAGCGTGTGGGAACCATCAAGAAATACTTCAAAGGCGTAGATGACGTGACATTTTACGCCGCCACCCGAGAAGAGTTAACCGACTTCCTGAATAACGGGAGATAAACATGTTATATGCATTTACGCTGGGCAGGAAATTGCGCGGTGAGGAACCTCTTTACCCTGAAAAAGGCGGAAAAGGTGGCTCATCAAGCAGCGGAGCAAAAGAAGCCGCAAAAGCAACCCAGTACGCAGCAGACCTGCAAAACCAACAATTCAATCGTGTGATGGAACAGTTGGCACCTTACGCCGCCGCAGGTTTGCCGGCTCTCCAGCAGATTCAGCAGCTATCAACGCTGGAAGGTCAGAACAGTGCTCTCAATCAGTATTACAACTCAGACCAGTATAAACAGTTGGCTGATCAGGCTCGCTATCAAAGCCTGAATGCAGCGGAAGCCACCGGAGGTCTTGGCTCTACAGCAACATCAAACCAAATTGCATCCATTGCACCAACACTCGGGCAAAACTGGCTTTCCGGACAGATGCAAAACTATGGCAACCTGTTAAACGTTGGTCAGTCTGCGGCAGCAGGCCAGGCATCGGCAGGACAGAACTATGCAAATAACGCAGGTAATCTTGCGCAACAGATGGCGGCTATCCGCTCTCAGGGTTCTGGTCAATCCACGCTTGGAAGTGCCATCACCGGTGGTACAAGTGGTGCTCTTGCAGGAGCTGGTCTTGCCGGGATGCTTGGTGCATCGACGCCGTGGGGGGCCGGAATTGGTGCGGGTATCGGATTGCTTGGCTCACTCTTCTAAGGAGTTATCGTGGCTACATTTCAACTTGCTGGTTTGCCGTCAATGCAGGTGGCGAACCAGAACGCGCCCGGACAACCATCATTATCCAGTTACGACTTCAGCCAGCGTCCAAACGTTGGCGTTCAGCTTGCTCAAGGTATTGGCGCAGTTGGCCAGGCAATGAGGCTTTCTGATTTTCAAAAAGCTTTCGGTCAGGCTTATGCGGCAGGTGACCGAGATGCCTTGCGTCAACTTGCAGCCACCAATCCAGACCAGATTGAAACAATTCGTCAGGGCATGGGGTTTGTTGATGCCGATAAGAATCAGGCAATGGGAGATATGTCTGCACGATTGAATATTGCCGCCGCTCAGGGGCCAGAATCGGTGATGCGAGAGCTTGCCACTCACCAGAATACGCTGCAGCAAATTGGCATATCTCCTGAACAGGCGTGGCAGACATATCAACAAAGCCCTGAAGGCTTCACGCAGTTAACAGACCTTATTGGGATGCACGCGGTAGGACCAGAAAAGTATTTTGATATTCAGGACAAGTTGACAGGTCGCGAGATTGACCGAGGTCGACTTGCTGAAACAATCCGCAGCAATAAAGCAGGGGAAGGACTTCAGGCTCGCGGGCAAAATATTACTATGCGCGGACAAGACATGTCAGCCTCTACAGCCCGCCGCGGTCAGGATTTGGCAATGCAAAGGGTAAACGCCAAAACGATATCAGGAGTCGACGGGAATCGGGTCGTTCAGCTTGCAGATGGTAGAACAGTCAACATTGACGGAAAACTTCACGGCGCAGGGGCTAATGCATTTTACGAAGGTATTGACGATAACGGCAATATGGTTCGTGTCCCGGCAAGTGCTATTGCAACTCCTCCAACTTCTGCAGCAAGCGCACAGAACTACGCGATGAAGAAAGACATTGACGCAATCGCAAATGCAGATGCTTCTGCTCTCGATTTCATGACTGGCATGACTGGCGGATCAGGAAATCCGGCAATCGGTGCAGATGTTCGCAGCCGACTCACAGGCAAAGAACAACGACAGTTATATAACTCCGCACAACGTATTCAGGGAAGAATGCAGAATCAGGGCGTGGCAGCAGCAAGAGATATGGGCGCTAGCGGTATCAACACCATTGCAGAAGCGAAGATGTATTTTCAGGGGATGCCGCAGGTTGACTACTCAAGCCCGGAGGCTATGCAGCAGTCTATTCGTGAGATTCAGGAATACACCAACAATTATAACCAGCAGTACAACGTTGATGTTGGTAAATCGCAGTATCAGCAATCCCAACCTGTACAGGAATCACAGCCTGCATCCAACAGCAACTTTTCTTCACTATGGGGTGATTAATGGCTAAGGCATGGAAAGACGTTATTGCCTCTCAACAGTACCAGGCATTGGCACCAGAACAGAAGGCACAGGCTCAGGAGCAATACTTCAATGAAGTGGTTGCACCTCAGGCAGGCGATCAGGCTGAGCAGGCTAAACAGGCTTTCTATGCTGCGTATCCGGTGCCGACAACTCAGCAACAATCATCACAGCAGGAAGAACCACAGCATCCTGAGCAATCCCTGATGCAACGGGCTGGTGACTTCCTCACTGGCGGCCAGTCAGCAGGACAGATTGCAGAGCAGGCTGGGCGTGGGATCGTAAATATCCCGTTTGATGTATTGCAGGGCGGAGCCAGCCTGATTAATGCTATCAGCCAGGGTTTAGGCGGCCCGAAAGTGCTGGATGACGTATATCGCCCAGTTGATCGCCCAACAGACCCTTACGCACAGGCGGGCGAAACAATTGGTGGATATCTTGTTCCCGGCGCTGGCGTGGCGGGGAATATGGCTATCGGTTCAGTCGCTGAGGCCGCTAATCAGCAAGGTGATTTTGCTGGTAACGTTGCAAAGAACGCCGCCATCAACCTTGGCGCTCAGGGAGCTTTATCTGCTGTAGCAAAAGGGATTGGGCGGGGAGTGACAGCACTTAGAGGTGATATTTCTCCAGATGTAGCAAAGACTATCGCCAATGCTGAATCAATGGGCATAACGCCAATGACATCAGACCTGATTAAGCCTGGTAATGCTTTGACGAGAGGTATTCAGCAAAGTGGAGAAGGAGCCATTCTTGGAACTGGAGCAAAGAGGGAGGCTCAGCAAGCCGCAAGAAGTGACGCTGTCTCAAATTACCTGAATAAGTTTGGCGAGTATAATGCTGATGATGTTGTAAAATCACTTACCAGCACACTCAAAGGCCGCAGGGAATTTGCCGGAAAAGTGCTGGAAGATATCACTCAGAAAATGGGTTCAACTCCAGTTCCAACATCTAATGCAGTTACTGCCATCGATGATAGCTTGGCTAAGCTTAATCGTCTTGGAACATCAGCCGATAAGAATCTGGTAAGTACCTTGGAAAATCTTAAAGCAGAGTTATCAAATCCAAGCATAGATTTTGACCTGTTGAAGCAGCATAGAACTGCATTCAGATCAAATGTGCAAGGTGATGCAATGGTGTTTCCTAACCAAGCTAAGGCGATAACAAATTCGATTGAGAATGCCATGAGCCGCGACCTAAAGAGTGCTGTTGGTAAAACACTTGGTGCTCAGGATGCAGCTAGATATATCAAGGCTAATTCTGATTATTCAAATATCTATAACAAGGTTTTGAATAAAAGAATAGCTACTAAGCTTAATGATGCTACCAACCAGGCAACGCCAGAGTTAATTAATAGTGTGGTCTACAGTAGAAATGCGTCAGACATAAAGCGTATATGGCCTGCCCTTGATAGCAAAGGTAAGGATGCCATGAGAGCTGCATACATTAGCAAGATCGCAGAAAAGGCGAGCGACTCTCCAGCTAAATTCATCACAGAGGTTAACAAGCTGAAGAGACAGGCTGGCGGTGAGATTTATAACACCGTATTCAATGGACAGCACATGAAAGAGTTAAATGCTCTTCATGACGTTCTTAGGGAAACTGCAAGGGCTGATACTGCTGGAGTCGTCACCCAGACAGGCCAGTCTCTTGCTAATAACATCAGGCTAGGGGCTGGCCTTTTCTCTGGAGGCACGTCAATAGGTGGTGAGGCTGGATTTGGATTGATGATGCGCCTGTATGAGTCAAAGCCAGCCCGTAATATGCTTCTTCGCCTTGCAAACACCAAACCTGGAACACCTGCATATGAGCGAGCTCTGAATCAGGCAGTTACGGCTGTAAGGCCGCTACTGGCTAACCAGGCAACACAGCAGTGATTAAACGCCATGGATGGCTATTTAATTCTCTTTTCAATAGCTGCAATTATTCCTTTTCCTGATGTTTCAGGAGATTTTGTAGCCATATAAGACGAAAAAATCATGTCCGTCATTCTTTCATAACTTACTATTTCCCACTTAGCCAGTGCATTGGACAGTTTGTAGTTGTCATCAGTTAGTGTCCTTATGGAATTTTTTAAGTGTGTATTCTCTTCCGTTAATCGTTCAATTTTTGCATCAATTTCATATGGGTGATCTAATGCCTGAACCTTTTTCTTGAGGGCAACTAACTCTGCATAGAGTGCGCAACAGGCTATACCAAGAACTAATACTATTATTTCTAACACGCCAACCTCCTTAGTTTTGTGCAGGATACCATGAGGTAAGCGCAAGGGGGAGCAAAGCAAGTTGTAGGTGATAGAACGGTATTTCCGCATGGATAATGTTGAAGAATAAAGAATTACCTCCTTCATTACATCGCTACTGACAGATAACCAACGCAACGACCCAGCACTGGCTGGGTTTTTTATGCCCAAAATTCACCGTGGCCACGCTGCGGCGATTCATTGCATCTGGAGCACATTAAATGACAGATATCACTGCCAACGTAGTTGTTTCTAACCCTCGTCCAATCTTCACTGAATCCCGTTCGTTTAAAGCTGTTGCTAATGGGAAAATTTACATTGGTAAGATAGATACCGATCCGGTTAATCCTGCTAATCAGATACCCGTATACATTGAAAATGAGGATGGATCTCACGTCCAGATTGCTCAGCCGCTAATTATCAACTCAGCCGGTAAAATCGTATACAACGGTCAACTGGTGAAAATTGTCACCGTTCAGGGTCATAGCATGGCTATCTATGATGCCTATGGTTTTCAGGTTGATTATATTGCTAACGTATTGAAGTATGACCCAGATCAGCTCCGACAAGAACTGGCTGAGCCGGATGGATCTAAAAAAGTAGGGTATAAAGACAGTAACGTATATGACACATTGAACAAGCTAGAATTAAAATTCAAATCATTCCAGGAAATGCGTGATGATAATTCAAATGAGATAGGCGATTACGCCCTACTCACAGGCTGGCATACAGAGCATCAGGGTTATGGTGCTGGCGTATTTCAGTGCGTCGATAAAACTGGCTTAACGGACGATGGTGGCACTATTGCGGTTGGCTCTACGTATGCGTGGAAACGTATCACGGGTCCGGGTGATGCTACTGAATTTGGTGTTGTGCCGAACGCCGGGAGTACGTTTGATAATAAAGCGTATATTTTATCAGCTGCGGCTACTGGGGCGCTTATCTTTCCAGCAGGTGATATTTATACAACATTCTTTACCCTTACTGATACCTACCTTGTGAGAGGTAATTCAACCAATATTCGCGAAATTGAAGCGCCAAATGTAACAGACTTTATTGTCCACTGCTCCAGAAACGGGACATGGGAAGGGCGAATTGACGGAATTGTATGGGAGGATGTTTCTATATTCCCTATTGATACCCATAGAGGTTTCCATACCTATTTTACTACCCTTGGTAATATGCGTAGTGTTAGAGTTAAAGGTGGTATTGGCTCCTGGATTGAGGGATCTTCTGATTGGTCATTTTTTCAATGTGAATTTGTTGAGTCAAAGGGAAGAGAAAATATTTTAATAACACCAAAAGTAGATGAGCAGGGGACTATAGGCGGCGGACTGGTATTCAACAAATGCTTCATCGCCAGAAGTGCTAGAGATGGTGCCAGTATAACTCAAATGCCATCTGTTTGGTTCAGAGATTCTGTTATTTATCATAACGCCGACACGGGCCTCCGCTTCAGCACAGATCGTACAACATATCCAGGACCTGAATTTACTGTTAACAAGGTTACTGGTTGTGACATAGATGATAATTACTATGCGGGTGTACAGATAACTGGTGGGCGTTATGTTGATTTCTCAAATAACTGGGTAAGTTCTGGTCGTCAATCTTCTGGGCCGGGATTAAGTATTGATGATAGTATAGGTATCAATATTGAAAGCAACAGCGTTTACCTTTGTGGACAAAACGGGATAACCGTAAAAAATAGTAGTTTTGGAAGTGTTAGTAATAATAACTCTAATGACAATAAAAATACTGGAATCCGCATTATTAACTGCAACCGCATTTCTGTCTGCGGTAATATAGCATGTGGTGAAACCCCATTAGGAGCCTTTCCAAAACCACAGGAAGAAGGTATAAGAGTAGAAGGTGACAGGATAACAACGTATGGCAATATATGCACAGGCAATTCATTTGAAAATTACTCTAATACAGCAACAAACAAGCAAGATGGTTTAAATATAACATCTTGATAGTCCATTAACATGGCTTAATGTAAATTAAAATGCCCCTACCGATAGCGGTTGGGGCTTTTTTTAATTGCGCGGAGGTAATATTTTATTAGCAAGTCTATGACCAAATCTATTTATTGGTTTCTCAATTAAATTAAAAATTAACACGGAAAGTGTGATTGATAGCGATATTGATGCAAAAAATAATGCCAATGTACCTTGTTTAGGTATAAATGAAAAATAGTTTCCGTAGTAATCTGCGAACTCCTTTACAGGGATGTGTATCAAGTACAAAGAATAAGATGATTCACCAATTATTGTAATTATTTTAGGAAACGATGGGGAAAAAATCCTTTCAATTCTCACAACGCTAAACACAAGAAAGAAAGCAATAATACCTGAGCGCGTGATACCGTTTCCACCGAACGCACTAGTAAACCATAATATTAAACAAATATTTATTATTACGATATAAAAATACCCAGTATTTTTATTGTTATAAAATCTGTTGTCCCCAAATAACTTTTCTGATTCCGCTATAATCATTCCTAAAATAAAATCTAAAACTATTGGGTTTCCTGCAAAACCAATGTACTTATCTGGTGTGGTGTTAGGTATTGGAAATGATTGCGCGTCTAAAACTAAATGGCCTTGGTAATAATATGATGAAAAAATAAATATAGTAATAATTATTGCAGTTGTTAAAACAGACCTGTATTTTGCTGTAAATATCATTGAGATGGCAAAAATTATATAAAAATAAATCTCATATCTCAATGTCCACGCAACAACGAGCGTGCCCCATCCATAAATTGGAGATATAACATCACTCTGATAAGAAGAAATAAATACTGATTGTATTATATTTTCAATAGAAAGATGCCCTAAACTAAATTCCCCTGTATAATAGTTGTAATAGTATAATGACACATAAAGTGCCAACACCATTAAATACAAAGGATAGATTCTAAAAAAACGTTTTATTAAGAATGATAAAGATTCTGCAAATGAACTGAATTTTATACTCTGTGTTGAATGAGATATTATGAACCCACTTATTACGAAAAAAACCTCAACACCAAAAATAGCATTGGATGTTATGTAATCAATAAATGAACCTGCAACTATATTGTCATACATTGTTCCTCTGTTGTGACCAAGAACAACAGCAAGAACAGCAAATCCTCGTAAAAATTGTATTCCATTTAATCGTTTATTAGACATTTTGTGCCTGTGAACATTAGAAAAAATAGTGAGTTTTGAGTGGGGGAAGTTTAGCATTTGAAAAGTGAGCGATCTACCTATGACGCAGGAGGGTGAGAAAAAATAGGGGAACACAGGCTTTTAACTGATTCGTATGGTTTTGTTACATTTTTATGGTACCTTCTCATCAAGCCAGTCCGCCCAAAATTGCATCATTTCTCTGCGGGTAGCCAGATATGCAGCATGGTTGTAAACTGAGCGCGTCCCGCCGCTTACGTGTGCCAGCTGCATCTCTATTGCGTCGCTGTTCCAGTGCTTCTCGTTGAGTACCGTGCTGAATTGATGTCTGAAACCGTGTCCGCATGTCTGCCCTTCATATCCTATGCCGCGGATTACACCAAGGACGGCATTTTCGCTGATTGGCTTCTTCCTGTCATTCCTTCCCGGGAAGCAAAGTTCGTACTGTCCGGTGATTTGTTGCAGGAATTTGAAAAGCGCTGTAACTTGCTCTGACATTGGAACGACATGCAGTTTTCTTCCTTTCATGACTTCAGGGTCAACGGTGATCAGCCTGTTTTCAAAGTCAATTCCTGACCATACCAACGAACGTAACTCCACTGTTCGCATTGCTGTATAGTGAAGAACTTGAGCAGCAATCTTACCTATAACCCAGCCTCCATACCCATTCAGCGCCCTCTGGAATTCGTGAATGCGATGCATAGGTAGGAAAGGGTAGTTGTTTTTTCTGTAACCCTTCATTGCCCCAACAAGGTCTGGAGCCGGATTATATTTAGCTCTTCCGGTTACTATTGCGTAGCTGAAAACCTCGCCACACCTGCGACGAGCCTTATCAGCCCGTTCCATCGCCCCTCTGTCCTCAAATAGCCTGATCACCTTCAGTAGCATCATCGGCTCCACCTCTTCCATTCTCAGATGTCCGATGAGCGGCAATATATCGTCAGTGAACATGTTCATCATTTCGTCAGCATATCCTTTCGACCATACCTTCGATTTATGAGCATGCCACTCCCTGAAGATATCACCGAACGAATCAGATACTTCTTCCTTTTCCTTCTTCTTTATAGCCTGTTTCTGTTCTGATGGGTCCACGCCAGCAAGCAGCTTCATTTTCGCGTCAGACTGTTTTGCCCTGGCTTCGGTAAGAGAGATTTGCGGATAGGGACCGATGACCAGCGTCTTTTCCTTTCCTTCGAACCGGTAGCGCAT